TGCTCATTTTGGAAAAATTTTGGGCAAAAAAAAACCACTCTTGCGAGTGGCTTTTTCTTTTTTGTGGGGTGGTTGGTTTTAGAAATCTAACTTTCCACCAACGCGAAATGATAATTCACCAACATAAACAACATCGTAACATTCACAAATTGTCATAAATCTTTCGCAATCATACGACAATTCATAATTTTTAGTTTTATGTTCAATGTATAGATATTTTATTGTGTTAGTTGGTTCGCTTCTCTCATCATCTTCATTTTTAAGACGCATTGAAATATCTATGAAATAATTTTCAGTTTCATAAATATATTCAAAACCAAGAATATTGTGAATCGTTGTATTGTCGCGTCGTTTGTATAATATACCCATTTATTTTCCTCTCTTTTTTATTGATTAAGACGCCCATAAAAAATGAGCGTTTCGCATATTCAATGCTCGTCAGTTAATCTTGACTTTTTATTTGTTCGCAATATAATTGAATTAATGCGCCATTAAGATTTACATTTTCAATATCTAAACAAAATCCCATTTCATCAATCTCAACAAATACATTTAGACGCTCTTTCATTGCATTTAATAAATGCATTAATTGCTCATTGCTTAAACTATTAACAAGGTTTATCAAATATGAATCCATTTATTTTCCTCTCTTTTTTATTTGCTTTATATCTTCATAGAAATCTGAAAGCACTAAGATGATTTTAATCAATAACATCATCGAAGCGATCAAAAGCCATACAAAGAATAAAAGCGCTATTATGTAAAGTATTGTCATTGAACTTTGCGGCCAACATATCGTGCATATTTGTAGCCTTGCGAATCAACAATAAGTGATATTTTGTCGTCTTCATTATGAACCTCAACAATACCAGGTAAAAAATCACACTCTTCATAAAAATTGCTAGTGAACTTTTTAAATTGCTTTTTGTTCATTGCAATGACTTTTTCAATTGTGATTTCTTCCATTGGCATACTATCAATGCGTTTGTCAACCTCTTTTATATCAAAAGGTTTTCTAACTAGTTTTACTTTCATTTTCTTTCCTCTCTTTATGGTTAAGACCTCGCGCAGCTTGGCGAGGTTTCGGATATTCAATCCTCGTCAGTCAACCTTGTTTGATACACATAAATTATTTTAATTAATAATTTTTGCGCTTTGTCAATGCTTTTTTGTGAGTATTTCGCATATCCTCTTTCATATTCATTGAGTTTGGTTTGTTGTTGATATCCAATATCAAAAAGTGCAAAAATGATTTCGATTATTTCTCTCATTTCTACACCTCTTTTCTCATCACACGAATACAACCATAAATCCACTCTTCTAAAACATCGTCCAAATCAAATTCGCCATATTTAACGAATACTTCTCTCATTTCATCTAAACACAATTTTGTATGGTCCATTGCGCTTTCAACTTCTTCAAGTGTGATGTTTTTTGGTTTATCTTTCATTTTCTTTCCTCTCTTTTTGGTTCATTAATAAAGTATTTTTGTATTGGTTGCGTTCCTCTTTGACTTTACATAGTCGATAATACAAGAAAGCGATCAAAAGCATTAGTGCTGCGCTACTCATTTTTGCACCTCATAAAGCTTAATCATCTCGTGATTTTCAAAGACATTCAAGAATAATGGTATCCAATGCATTTCGTGGAAATTGTATCCACCACCATTAAAACCAAGTATGGTGTTGAAAACATGAAATGGTTGAATAGTAATAAAACCACATTTTTGTATGGTGTCGATGTGATCAAAAATCCATTCATCATTTGGGTTTTTTATTTCAAAAGTAGCATTCCAAATTGGATAATCCTTGTCAATATCCCAACACTCATCACAATTTTCATTTCTTGTTTTATGCTCATCACATATGCTTGGATAAACATATTCGGATAAATGGCCATTTTCCAATGTTGCAATATCTTCAATCACTTGCAAATGAATTTGGTTGAAGTTTGTAGATATCAACTTATTAGATAGCGTTTCCATCTCGCGCCAATTTGGGTGTTCGTAATATCTTTTTATTGTTTTCATTTTCTAACCTCTCTTTTTTTGATTAAGACACTCAACGCAAATTGAGTGTTTCGCGAAATCATCGCTCGTCAGTTAACCTTGTTTTACAACTTTACTAATTGACTTTGACATAGTGCGCCAATCCCAACACTCTTTGCAAAAATACTTAACAAGACTTTTATAATTTTCGTAACGCTTGTTATTTGGTTGTGAGTGTGCAATCTTGCCACATTTTAAATCCTCTAAACAATCAAAACACTTCATTCTATTTCCTCTCTTTTTTTAATACATCGATTGAGCGCCATATTGAATATAATGCAAAGTCTTGCTTGTCTTCATCTTCTTTTTCGTCGTTTTTCCAATTCATATCAAATATGTCAACGCGAATTAATTCGCTTATTTCTTCTAATGTTTCTATGATATTATCAATTTCATTATTATTCTTTATAATCTCGCGCGTTTGCTCGTCACTTAATATTTTTGTATGATGAACATCATCTACTATTTTATTAAGCAATTCAAGATTTGACCAAAGAAAACCAAGAACATCATCAAGCTGCTTTGATAGATACAATATATCATCATTGAATGTCACACAATATTCTGTGAATCTTTCTTCATCGTCTATTGTTAATGAGTTTGGAAACCAAACGCGTATCACTCTATTATATTCATCATCGCTTAACATATATGATGGTGCTAGTTCTTGATGCCAAGTAGAATCATAAAAGCCAATGCGATCAAACTCAACTTTTGTACTTGATGCGAAGTAATCTATTGATTCCTCAAAGCACTCTTTTAAATATTCAAATGATGTTACTCTTTGAATATGTGTCGTTATTTTTTTATTCATTTTCTAACCTCTCATAATTAGTTAATTAATATGCTATAATTTAAGTATTATATATGAATAAAACCATTGATTTGTGAACACTCATTATATGGCTAGATTGAGATTGAGCAAAACAAAATAGAGATGTGGCGTTAATGTTTATGTAGATACATTTAGATACATTTGTGCTTTTGTCGTCGATGGTCATTGGTTTAATAATCCAAATTTCAAATTGATTTGCTTACCTGGTCAGCTATGCCATACCACAAGGACGACCGCTTCATTCCCACGAAGTCACTCCCTAAAAATTTTTTTCTCTTTTTGTGAACACTCTGCACTGCGTACATTCACGCAATATATGAATTGGGTTGAACTGACAGACGCAGATGCGGAACGCTTAGTCAGAGCCGTCACTCGCGCAAAAGATTATGCAAAAAAGATGGCAATCTTCCAAAGCGCTTTCATCGAAGAAGAACACCGCTGGTTACAGCTTGCAGCACACGACCTGTACGATGAACTATCCCCAAGAGAGCGAGAAGTATTCAAAATGCGCATTATGCAACACACATTCCCCATTATAGCCGATGCCCTGGGCATAAGCGAAAGTAGCGCTAAGACCTACTGGCTTCGCACAATGGCAAAGTGTAGTAAGCTATTTATGTCGACGAATAAGCTATAAATAGATGAAGAAACTTGATATACCACCTGAAAAGGTTAAAATGCTGGCTAGTTTTGGCTGCACATACATTGAGATCGGTAAATACTTTGGATGTAGTGAAGCTGTAATTCGCAATCGTTTTAGAACTGAATATGACCAGGGCAAAGAAGAAATGAAGCTTTCCTTGCGTCAGCTACAATGGAAACACGCTGGTCAAGGCAACACAGCGCTGCTTATCTTCCTGGGCAAGAATTATTTGAATCAAACAGACAAATCACAAGTCGATATGACCGGCAACCTGGAAACAGTGCTAAAAGAAGTAGGGTTTCAAGGTAACCCAATGGATGATCCAGCAGATAGTTCACAAAGAGAAATTGTGGAAGCTGGTGGGGTACAAACCGACCCCGCAACAGCTTAGTCTTCATAACAGCAAAAAACGCTTTCGTATCAACTGCCAGGGCAGGCGCAGTGGCAAATCCTACAGCGCAGCATACGAAATACTCCCCTGGCTTTTAACGCCAAACACACGAGGCTGGATCGTATCACCAAGCTACAACCTATCGCAAAAGATTGCGCGTATCATTAAAGAAGATATTATGGTCAAGCTCAAATTGCCTATTGAGAACAAGAAAGAGGTCAATGGCGATTTGTACTATATGAAACTTGCTGGACTTAACTCGGAGTTGTCGGTCAAGTCAGCAGACTCACCCGAAAGCTTGATCGGCGAGGGCATCGATTACTTAGTTATAGATGAAGCCGCAGCGCTTTCAAACAAATTGATATGGGAACAATACCTGCGCCCAACACTATCCGACCGTCAAGGATGGTGTTTAATGGTATCCACACCACGTGGATTTAACTGGTGGCATAAGTTATGGGAAAGGGGCAAGGATAGTAGTTATCCTGACTGGGAAAGCTGGCAGCATCCCAGCAGTGAATCACCATTTTTTAAGGATCAAATAGAAGATTTAAAAAAGGAACTAACCAATGAAACTTATTTACAAGAATATGAAGCTCAATTTACCTCATTTTCCGGCAAGGTCTACCCATTCAACTCCACTGTTCATGTACGCAAAGACCTCAAATACAATCCCAGCTTACCAGCATATGTGTCAATTGACTTCGGTTTCAGGTCTCCGGCCATTGTCTTCGCTAACATCGACTTTAAGTCAAAAGGATTACCAACTATCTATCAATTTGACGAAATAGCAATGGTTGAAAACATTAAAACAGAAGATTTAGCTGATATGGTCCGTAAAAAACCATATCAGATTGCTGCATACTTTGGCGATCCTGCTGGTGGCGGTAGAAGTAGTCAGTCAGGCATTAGTGACATACAGATTTTTTGGCGCAAGGGTATGCGAGTACGCTTTCGTAAAGATGCAATGACCAGGAATGTGGTCAATGGCGTATCTCATATGCGTAGATGGTTTGAAGATGCAAATGGAGATGCACATTTTTTTGTTTCAGATAAATGTAAAGGATCAATACAAAGTTACGAAAATTATCGCTATCCTGAGAACAAAGCTGAACAGACTATTAAAGAAGAGCCTTTAAAAGATGGTGTATTTGATCATGTAAATGATGCGATGCGTTATATGATTTGTAATCTTTTTCCTATAAAGAGTAGAATGGCCGGTGTAATTGATTGGTAAACATATATGGTAACAATTCCTGATTTATCGCAAGGTGCGGTAGCAGATTCATTAAAGAAAAAATTACGTTATATAGAAGACGAGCGTGTACGCGAACGCGATTATCTTATGGACTGGTACGAGGGTATCAACATTGAGAGCTATGTAAAGCATTATTTTAGCATAGAAACGATTCGCCAAGCACCCATTATAAATTCTAATATTACTGGAAGAGTCTGCGCTGTACGCAGTATGACATATAAGCGCCCGCCTAGAATGCGCGCTGCGGATGCCTACCTTGCCTCCATAAACGTCCACAGTCTCAATGCCCAGCGCAGACTACTTGAGAGATTGACATTCTTGCTAGGTTCTATGGCATTTCGTTCTAAATGGAATGAACTGGAAGAGAAACTGGAATATGAGATTCTATCTCACTTTGAACCACTGTTCTTAGCTGGTGATAGTAGAGAAAAGCCTATTGGTGTATGTTATCCAATAGAATATCAGGGTAATGCAAGAAATCAACAGCCACTTCATGCGGTATGGACCGAATCTCGCCCAGGTTACCAGGGAGAGCATTATTTACTAGATGAGCATGGAGCAAAGATCAGCGTCAATGAGAATGATATTAATCCTTATGGCGTATTGCCGGTATCATTTACACACCGCTACCCACCAATCCGGGATTTTAATAGTGTAAAAAATGCAATGGATGTGGCCAAAGCAGATTTGGCTTTAAATGTTGCAATGTTGGAATTAGAAATTGCAGTGCGCTATGGCGCGATGGGAATTAAGTTTGTTACAGGAGTGGATGATGCATCACGTATACAGATCGGCACAGATAAAATACTTTATTTACCTGAAGATGCAAATTTTGGTGTAACGAATGCCGGTGGTTCTTTGGCTGAGATTGTAGATGCTACAAGATTTTTTGTAGAAACTACGCTAAACAATAATCATATTAGAGCTAAGTTCGCTAGAGATGATGCAGGCAATGCTCCATCAGCAGCTAGTTTATCTATTTTGGAGATGGAAGCTCGCGATATCACCACTGGCGAGAAAGAAGATACCTGGCGGCCCTGGGAACAAAAGCGCTACAAGATTGATAGAGAAATACTTCGTGTAGAAGCAGGTATCGATGTTGGTGAAGAGTATTCTGTGGATTACTTAGAGCCAAATTATGCCCTCACACCTGACACGGAGATCGCACTGTGGACATGGCGCTTTGAACAAGGCTTGGCCACTAAGCAGGATTATTTTGATTATATGAATCCTGATGCATCCCAGGAGCAACGTGCAGAATTTGAAAATAGAATTCAAGAAGAGCCACAAGAAGAAGACCAACCGGTAAACCGCTTACTAAGCAGACTGCAAAATGGCGGTTCTTGATGATGTCATTAAGTCTTATGATGAGCAGTTAGAACAATCTAGCAGGGAGTTTGTCAATGATGTCGAAGAACTGGAAAAAGAAGGTCTTAGTGGAACTGAGATATTATTATTTATTGCTGCGTTGGACGTTGCGACCTACTTTACTCAAGATTTGGGTATGTCTGCCGGAATCAACTCCTATATGGGTGCAACGACATCTCTTCTTGATGATCTGCCGTTTTTTGGGCGTATCTCGGAAGAACAACTCGTGGCTCTCCAAAATGTACAGCGGTCAGGGATAATTGGTGTTACGAACAACATTGGTGAGTCAATTCGCATGAGCATTGCTCAAGGGGTAAGTAATAACCTTGGTCGTAGTGGTATTGAGGATTTGATCCGGCGCAATCTTAGTAGAGATATGCCAAGGATTGATACAATTATCACTAGCTCGCTTGGTGTGTATCAGCAAAGCGTAATTGGTGCAATGGCGCAAGATATGCCAAGCGATACGTTATGGCAATACTCTGGACCACGAGATAATAAGAATAGACCATTGTGTAGAGAATATTTAGATAAGCAACCATTAACCAAAGAAGAAATAGAAACAATTGACGCTAATGGATATTATGATAGAGGCGGTTACAATTGCAGGCACTTATGGCTTCCAGTGGATTAAATCTTAAAAAGATACGCAATTTAAAGAAACTATTAGAGTTTCAGCAGCGTGATATTGACGAATTTGGGCGCAAGATAGCAGATACGCATGTAAAACAGATATTTGCAGGATTAGACGCTGATGGTAAAGCATTTCCTGATTATACGCCAGGATATGCAGTGCGTAAAGGTCAAGGGAAGTTTCAAGGGCAAATATCTAGGCAGGTCAAGCCACCAAACCTAACCTTAACTGGTAAAATGCTAAAAAGCTTTAAGTATTTACGAGGTGAGGGCGGTAAAGCAGAATTAGAGATAGATTATGGTATTGAAGATGCCACAGAAGCCAAAAAGCTTATGGATAATCAAAAAGGTTTTTTTAAAACTGGAAACAAAATAACAAGACGACCTGACAAGAAGCGTGTCGTCGCTCGGCCTAATAAGATAGGGCCGATGGTTGAAAGTTTAATTGCTGCGATGTTTGCCAGCATTATTGCACGCAACATTACAAGAATTTTAAAACGCCAAACGGTCATAACCTATGAAATATAGGAGACAGTATGTCTGAAGATAATGTGCAGAGCGCACCTGGTGAAAAACCATATGTCGAGCGACCACCAGTAGAAAAAGCAGTAGCTCAAGAGGCGGCGGCCGAAGAAACGCAGGATCAACCAGCTAACCCTGAAGTTGGAGATTTGATTGCAGAGTCAAAGAAATATAGGGCAAGAAGTCAAAAAGCAGAAGCAGAACTTGCAGATTTGCAAAAAAAGCTGGAAGCACAACGGACGAAAGAGTTAGAGGCTAAAAAAGAATGGCAAACTCTTGCGGAAGAACGCGCCGCTAGGATCGCAGAGCTTGAACCTGTAGTGGAACGAGCAATGAAAGAAGAAGCAGATATGCGAGAGCAAATACTTTCTGACTTTAGTGTAGAAGACCGTGAGACATTTGGAGACTTGCCGATGGCAAAGCTTCGCGCTCTGCACGGTAAAATTGTTCAACAGCCGAAGATACCAATTGCCAATAATCCTGCTGTACCAGCAAATGAAGTACAAGAAGACTGG